TCAACTATACAGAGCTTGTTTAAATTTAACTTTTGCTGTGGAAACAAAACAATGTAAACCTCATAGAGATCATGAGTATCCTTATAGACAAGTAATTATATATTTAAATAATGCTGATCCCGAAGCTAAAACAATTATTTTAAATAAAAATAATAAAATAACTAATCAAATTAGCCCTAAAAAAAACAAAGGAGTTATGTTCGATTCTTCATTCCATTACCATATTTTTCCTAAGTTTGGATATAGAATAGTTTTAATATATACTTTTAAATAAATGAGCTTTAAAAAAAATAAATACGTAATTTTAAAAAAAGTTATTTCTCCAGATTTGGCTGCTTTTGTGGCAAATTATTTGCTTATGAAAAAGCAAGTTTTTGACACTTGTGTAAAAGAGAAATATCTTTCTCCTTACGAAACAATACTAGGCCATTATGAACGGAAGGATGAACAAATACCAAACACTTATTGTCATTATGCAGATATAGCCATGGAAACTTTAATGCTGAAACTTCAACCTATTATGGAAAAAAGTACTGATCTCAAGTTATATCCAGCTTATACCTATGCAAGAATTTATAAAAAAGGTGATGAACTTAAAAGACATAAAGACAGATTTAGTTGTGAGATATCCACTACTATAAATCTAGGCGGCGATGATTGGCCTATATATTTAGAACCTGATCCTACAAAAGGCGGCGACAAACCAGGTGTTGGATACGTATCAGAAAATACTAAAGGAATTAAAGTAGATTTAAAACCAGGAGATATGCTGGTTTATCGAGGAATTGAATTAGAACATTGGAGAGAAAAATTTAAAGGTAAAGAATGCGTACAAGCTTTTCTACATTATAACAATCGTAAGACCCCAGGAGCAAAGGATAATATGTTTGACAAACGCCCACATTTAGGTCTTCCTTCTTGGTTTAAACGATGATATAATTCTTTGATGGAGGCACGGCACCACCACATACCCCGTGTCTCCTTCTAAGGATTATATATGTTATTAGGATTTGACGCATTTGCAGCACAACCATTTGCCGCTTCAGGTAATGAAAATAATGTTACTCTTGCGGTTACAGGTAATCAGCTTACAGTTAGTATTGGAGACCCAGGTATTACAGCAGATTCTGTTACAGAAATACCTGATCCAAATCCACTTACTTTAGGTACTGGTACTGTTAGTTTTGCTATTGATGTAGATTTTACAGTTACGGGATCGGCTATTACTTTAGCTACTGGAACTGTTATAGCAACGGGTGGAGCAGATGTATCAGTTAGCGGAAATAATGTTGTAATTTCGTCAGGAACTGTTACAATTACTGCTGACGCAAATGTTGAGCCTAGTGGCATAGATTTAACCGCTGCTACAGGAACAGCACAAGCGATAACATGGAGTGAAATAGTCCCAGGTGTTAGCATGACTTGGGTAGAAATAGACCCAGGAGTATAAAATTATGGCATCGACGTATTCAACAGACACAAAATTAGAACTTATTACAACCGGTGAAAAAGCTGGTCAATGGGGCGGTATTACCAATACTAACCTACAAATTTTAGAACAAGTAGCATCAGGGGTTTTAGATGTAGATATGGCATCGGGAGATGTCACTTTAGCTTTGACAGATGGAGCTACTTCTAATGGAAAAAATCAATATTTAAGACTTCATGGGACTTTAACAGCAAATAGAACCATAACGATGCCTTCAGGATCAGACCGAGTCTGGATTATGAAGGACGATACGTCAAGAAATACTACTAATAATTATACTCTAGGAGTATTAACAGCGAGTGGTACCACTAAAAAAATACCTATTGGAGCTACAGTTTTATGTAAATCTAATGGGACTCAAACATTAATAACTATTCTTGAAAAAGGTGGTGTTGGAATAAATAATACATACACTCCTTTTGCAGCAGTAGCTGGAGATCAAATTTTTTGTGATACTTCTTCAAATGTAATTACAGTAACTTTACCTTCTTCCCCTTCAACTGGTGATGAAGTAACCATCATTGATTCCAGAGGAAATTTTAATTCTAACAACGTAACTATTGATAGAAATGGTTCTCCTATTATGAGTGCTACAGGTAACGATGTCTTAGATGTCAATGGACAATCGGTTACATTAATCTATATAGATGGAACTAGAGGTTGGGCGTATAAGTCTAATACCGAAGTATTCCCAGCATAAGGAGCATAAAAGATGGCTCTTTTTGAAATGAAATTTCAACCGGGTGTCAATAAACAAGACACCGGCGTCGGCGCCACAGACCGATGGGTTGATTCCGATAATGTAAGATGGAGATATGGACTTGCTGAAAAAGTAGGTGGATGGTCTTCTTTACTTACCGACACTATGCATGGTGTAGCTAGAAAACAACTAGCTTTTACAGATTTAGAAGGAAATAGATACGTTGGAATAGGTACTGATAAATTTTTATTAGTTTATTTTGAAGGGGCACTTTATGATATTACTCCTTGGAGAACTAATTCTTCAGGAGCTCAAATTACTTTTGGAGCTTCTACTATAACTACTAACAGTACGTCTCCAGGTACATCAATTACTATTACTACAGGATCAGATCACGGTTTAGAAGTAGGAGATATTGTTGCTTTAGAATCTGTTACTATGCCTACTGGTTCAGGTATAAATAAAAACAATATTGAATATACCAGTACTGATAGACAAGTTTGTCAAGTTATAACAGCACCAAGTAATACTACATTTACTATTACATCTCCCACAGCTGAGACTGCAGGAGGCGGTTCTGATTTAACTTCAGGAAGTGCCTGTATAGTATCTCCTTATCAAAGAGTAGGACCTGCGGAACAATCTTATGGTTATGGATTTGGAATTGGAGACTATGGTGGAACAGTTACTGGAGTGGTAGATGATACATTAGACGGAGCATTAAACGCTGACACTGCTGGTACTGGTGGATCTGGTACAGCGGTTACAGTAGACTCTACTACAGGTTTTCCTTCAACAGGAACTATTGCAGTTGGAACAGTTCCCACTGCTGAGTTAATTACTTATACTGCAACTAATGCTACAAATTTTCAAAACATTACTAGAGGAGCTTTAGGAACAGCAACTCCAGGAACTTCAAATGGACAAGCTCATTCTGATGGAACTGCTCTTCAAAATGCAACTAAATGGACTAACTGGGGTGATGCAGTTAATGCAACAACAGTTACTCTAGAACCAGGACTGTGGTCTTTAAGTAATTGGGGACAAGTTTTAGTTGGAACAGTTGCTAATGGAAAAACCTATACATGGAATTCAGGAGTAAGTGGAGATACAAAATTTACTACACGTGCTTCTATGAACACAACAAGTTATGTAACTGCTATTAGTAGTGGGGACGGAAATCCAACAGCTACTAGATTTACTTTAATATCTCCAACTACCAGACACTTAGTTCACTTTGGAACTGAAACAACTTTAGGAGATTCAAGCACTCAAGACGATATGTTTTTGCGTTTTTCAGATGTCAATGCTCTTAATACTTTTGCACCAGAGGCAGATAACAGTGCAGGAGATCAAAGACTTCAAGATGGAACAAAATTAATGGGAGCCATTGTTGCTAAAGAAAACATTCTAGTTTGGACCGACAATGCTCTTTATACTATGAAATATGTAGGTTCTCCTTATACTTTTGAATTCGAACAGGTAGGAACTAACTGTGGATTAGTAGGTCAAAATGCATGTTGTGAAATAGATGGTGTTGCTTATTGGTTAAGTAATAATGGTTTCTTTTCTTTTGATGGTACCGTTAACTCTTTACCTTGTGTAGTGGAAGATTATGTATTTGATGACTTTGCAACTACCAAAGGTCAACAAGTATGTGCAGGAATTAATAATCTATTTACAGAAGTAGTTTGGTATTACCCAGGAACAGACTCTTCTTATAATGACAAATATGTAGTATTTAATTATGGAGAATCAGGCAGACAACCTGGAGGTATTTGGTACACAGGAGTAAATACTTATTCTATTAGAACTAGCTTTATTGATGCAACCGTTTATCCTAAACCTTATGCTACTCAATTCAATAGCTCATCTGCTGGTACTTTTCCAGATGTAGTAGGAGCTACAGGATTAGGTCAAAGTGTTTATTTTGAGCATGAAGTAGGAACCGATCAATTAAATCCTGATGGTACCACAACTACTCTTACTTCTTATGCAACTTCATTTGATTTTCCTATTAACACGCAACAAGGAACTGGAGAATATTTCCTAGCTATGAGAAGATTTTTACCAGACTTTAAAACTTTAACTGGTACAGCTAAAGTAACTGTAGGAGTTAAGAATTATCCTTCTCAATCCATGACTAGTAGTACATATAGTCCCTTTAGTGTGACTTCAAGTTCTACTAAATTTGATACAAGAGCAAGAGGAAGATATGCTAATATTAAAATTGAAAATGAAAGCTCGGGTGAAAACTGGAGATATGGAACGTTTCAAGTAGATGTCCAAGCGGATGGGAGAAGATAATGACAAAAATAGTAGTAAGATTACCAGAACCTAAACGAGAATATAGTGAAGATAATCAAAGACAAATTAACAGAACAATTTCTTCTTTAATCCAGCAACTTAATTCAACATATCAACAACCTGAAAAGGATGATCAAGAAAGGTTTAATTTCTTTCTAAGCTAATGGCAAATATATATAAAAATATTCAAGCAAAAATAACATCAGCAGGATCTTACGATGACATGTATGAAGCACCTACTGAGACTACTTCTTTAGTTAAAAGTATTAAGCTTTTTAATACCCATAGTGGAGCTTTAGATGTAGACATTAAAATATATGATGGTTCATCTACCACTGATTATGAGTGGGATAAGGTTAGTGTGGGAGCTAGTGGAAGTGTTGATTTATTAACCTTTAATAATATAATCATCTTAGAAGCAGGCGATAAAATTAAGATGCAATGTGCTACAGGAAATGTTATAAAAATGACAGCTTCTGTGCTACAGACAAGCAGAACATAGGAGAAATATGCCCTTTAAAGAACAAGAAGCGAAGAGTGAATATCAAGTAATAGACGGTAAAAAGGTACACGTTATTACCCCTGAAGTGGAGATTACATTAACTAATACTGAAACAGGCAAAGAATATATGTCAGATAAAGAAGCTGACGATGACGTAGATAACCCTGAAACAGACACTAAAAGAGAGCATATTAGAAGAGATGTTAATGTTAAGATCTTAGACTTAAATTTAGGTACCAAAAGTAATATATAAGATGATATTGACGATGATCCAAAAAACAAGTAAACTGGTAAGTTCAGGTGTAATCCCTGCGATTTTCATATATAATCATATAACAAGGAATTAAAAATTATGGATTTGTTAGACTTAGCAAAAACAGGAATAGCAGCATTATCTACATATGCATCTTACAAAGATCAAAAGAAAAAAAACGAATTACAACAACAATCCTATGATGACTACATGAAGCAAGTAGCAGATGCTACTCAAGCAGCTGAAGCATCTATCGCTGCTAATCTTACTCCTATGGTTGTATCAGGAACACCTACAACGAAAGCAGACGTTACAGACTATACAGCAGCCACTGGTTTAAGACACGGTGGAATAAGCGGTCTTCGTAAAGGATATGCACGAGGTCCAGAAATTGAAGAAGTAGAAATGATGGATGAAGAAGTTGTAACTCCATTTGATTTAAAAATGGAAGAAGGAGTTAACATCGGTGAACAAGTTTTTTATAATACTGGCGACGATAGAAGAAACGCTTTAATGATTTGGGACGCAATGAGTACTCCAGATAAATCTATTTTTGATTTTGATTTTGAAATTTTCTTTCAAGATGGTGGCTGGAGAGATATGATTAAAGGTGAAGCACCAGGGGTTCAAGAAAATAGAATGATGGCTTCTGCACCTAGTATGGGAGATTCTCAAAACGAGATGTCTATGCAGTTATTTAATAAACCTTATAATCAACTTAATGAAATAGAATTAGAAATGTTCCAAGAGGAAATGTTAAGGCTTCAAAATAAATTTATGGCTACTGGTGGTATCGCAGGTTTGAGACACGGTGGAAGACCTGGATATAGATATGGTAATGAAGTAATAGCAGACCAAGAAACAATATTAAAAACTCCTAACGAAGAAATTGTCACTAATGACATGGAAGAAATTAAAGGACAAACTGCCGACATGAAAGATATGTATCAAAGTATGGCAGAACAAATAGCGGACGAAGACTTTGGACAAGAATTTTATGATCTAAGTACATCACAACAAAATAAGGTTTATAGAAAAGCTATTCAAAGAATTAATGACATGTTTGCAGATAAAGCTGATATGATGAGAAAAAATGAAGCTCAAGGGGGAAGAATTGGGTATAGATATGGTGATCAAGTAGGCATTACAGCAATCCCTAGACCAGTTATGGATCCTAGAGGTTTAAGAAGTTTACCAGCTATGGCTACTAAAGATGGTATGTTAGATCTAGGTGGCTTAGAAAAAGATTATAGATTTGATGGTGGCTTTGTTCCAATTGGAGCTTATGAAAAAAAAGATGATGTTCCAGCAAGATTATCTAAAAACGAATTTGTATTCACAGCTGATGCAGTAAGAGCTGCAGGCGGTGGAAGTATTAATAAAGGTGCAAAAAGAATGTATGAAACTATGAAAAATTTAGAAGCAAAACCTGAAGCGAAAAGGATGACAGCATAATGGCAACAGTACCAGCAGGATTTGGATTTTTACCAAGTGCATCGTTAGAACCTTATGGTCAACAGATACTTAAATATGGTATCGGGCAACTAGGAACTCCTATTGATGTAGGACAACTAACAGCTAAAGTTGCAGGACCAACTGCATTTCAACAAGCAGCTCAACAAAGAACTGCAGACATGTATGGAATGGGAGACATCCAAAGAGATACTTCAGGAATGGTTACAGGCTTTGCTGGTAAAACAGGAATAGCTTCTTACCAACCTTACCTAGATGCAATTGGTGCACCTTCAGCTACTTCACAAGATTTATTATCAACTGATGCTTACAAGCAATTTATGTCACCGTATCAACAAGAAGTTATTGATGCAACTATGACAGACTTTGATGTTCAAGCTGGTTTAGGAAGAAAACAAATTAGAGAACAACAAGCAGGCGCTGGTGCGTTTGGTGGTGCTAGAGCTGGGATTCAATCAGCCGAGTATCAAGCCGCAAGCGACAGGAACCGAGCAGCTTTATTAGCCGGTCTACGTGGTCAAGGATATCAACAAGCATTAGACCAACAGAAAACAGCTTTAGCTCAATTACAAGGAATGGGTACTTATGCAACTGGCTTAGAGCAACAAGGTATTGCATCTCTGGGAGCCCTAGGAGCAGAAAATCAATTGTTAGAACAACAAAAATTAAATCAATTGACACAAGCTCAACAACAAGCTTACCAATTACCACTGAAAAGAATTCAAGATGTTGCAAACTTATATGGTTCAGTTGCAGGAGCAATGCCTGGATCACCTACTATGCCTTTCCAACCTAGCCCTATGGTTACAGGAATTGGTGGAGGTTTAGGAGCAGCTAATATTATGGGAATGTTTGGTCAACAGAATACAGCTGCTGGACAACAACCGTGGAGAACTGACTTACAACACACTATAGGTCAAAGGGGCCCTTACGGCATTGAGTAATAATTATGTACAATAGAATTTTAAAAAGACCTATGTTTAAGCGTGGAGGCCCAAGTTACCAGTCTCAAGGGACTGGCATCACGTCACCTTTTGATACACCTAGAAGACAATATAATGTTGGTACTTCATGGGAAGAGATTCAAGAAAATATTAGAAGATCTACAGCAGACAACACTACGACTATGCAGGATGTGGCTCAAGGTTTTTCTCATTTAGGAAGCCCTTATAAAGACGATGGTTCTGCTAAGACTGTAGGAGAAATGATATTTGAAGGCTCGCAAGCTGTATCAGGTTCCAGAGCAGAGAGAGCAAAAACAGCACAAGCAGGAGAAATAGCAGCACAAGAAATAGCAGCTAAACAATTAGAATCACAGTTAGCTAAAGAAGCCGCAGAGGCAGCACATAAATATAAAATGGAACAAATTGCAGAGTCAGGTAAATGGAGTGTACAAGCTGCCGCTAAATCTATATATAATAAAGATTATACTCCTGGAAGAGCCATTCGAGAATTAACCAAAGATATTCAAAAAAATTCTGACGACTATAGTTTTGAAAAACAAAATTCCTTTGGCGTAGCCCAAGGCTTTTACAACATTACAGAGATTTTAGAAGATCCAGCAACAGCAAATGACCAGGTAGATATTATTGATGGAGCTTATTGGCAGGCGGATAAGGAAGGAAGATTTGTTGGTTATGATGAAACTCAGTTAACTGTCGACACTGTTTGGTGGGATCCTAAAAAGAAAAAATGGTTGGTATTTGGTGACACTGATAATGATGGTTATGCTAATGGACAACCGCAAGAATTTTCTGTTTATGAAGATGCAAAAGAAGCTTTAGGCAAAGGTATTAAATCCACTTCTAGTTCTGAAGGAGATAGTGGAACAAATGCAGGTACAATTAAAAACATGCAAAATGAAAGTGGTGAGGTAGATGCAGAGGGAAACTTAAAGAAAAAAGTTAATTACTCCGACATAGGTGACCCGACAGCGGGACAGGTTGGAGATAGAGATGATATGGTAGCCACAGCTATTGACACAGCAGATCAAACAGGCAAAGACATTACTTCCTTTTGGAAGTGGGTTTCTGAACCTAAACGAGGTAAAACAAATCAAGTAGTTAAAAAAGCAGACGGCGGTAGAATTGGTTATATGGATGGTAGTGATCCTCAAGCTACAGAATTAAATATGTTAAATAAATGGTGGAGAGATCAGCTTGCTACTACGTGGAAAGAATAATGGAAGGGAACTACAGCTATGATTATAAATGGAAAATATGTTCCTTCTGGAGTAGATAAACAATTAGATAAACAAAAAGCCTCTATCCTTAGCGACGAAGAAAAGAATAACGAAATCAGTACATTTGAATCTATATTAGCTGGTCTTGGATCAGGTTTACTACAAATTCCTAAAGGAGTTTTTTCTTTAGGTGCAACCCTTGTTGACATGGGAGCAGGCACAAACAAAGCTGCTCAAATTGAAAAATACTTTGATGATCTTACAACTTTAGACGAGAAAGCAAGAGCAACTACTGCAGGAAAGATTACTGAGATGTTAGTTAACATTGGTATTCCTGGTGGTGTTGGATTTAAAATAGGTCAAAAATTGGCTTCACAAGCTTTACGTTCTAAAAGAGCAGGTACTTATTTTACTATGACCGATGAAAAAGGAAAAATTTTAACAGACAGTATGACTAAATTAGCAAGATTAAATAACAAAGGAAGAGTAGCTCAGTTTGGTGCAGGTGCTATTACCGGTGGTACAGCAGAAGGAATTTTTATAGGTGATGTTCAACAGGCAGGTACCTTTGGAGAATTATTGGGAGGACCTACACGACTTCACAAAGACGAAGATGGAGATTTAGATCCAGCAAAAAGATTAGTTAATAGAATTAAGTTTGGAACTGAAGGAGCTTTGTTTACTGGCTTAATAGGAGGTATGGGTAAAACATTAGGCTTATTATCTAAAAGAACCGAAGACTTAAGATACGCGGACAATGCTATTGATAAAAAGTTATTTTCTTTTTTAAGTAAATTTAAAAAAGAAGGAGGTAT